ACAGAAGTTGACACCCAAGAGGTGCTCGCAGAGACTCAGGAAGACGCAAAAGAAGTTGACACCCAAGAGGTGCTCGCAGAGACTCAGGAAGATTCTGTGGCGGTGGTGGACGCGAACGACTCACCAAATAAAATTAAAAATCAATCAATAAAAATTGTAGATTTTAAAACAAAAATTTTAAAAAGAAAGAACTCTGATAAAGTCAAACGTTTACTCGGGATAGATTTATCCACGAACAGATTGGATTCTAAACTTTCTAGAGACAAACTTAAAAAATATTTGTTACTCAAATCACAGAGTTAGTATCACGTTCCGTTTCTTGCATATTTAATCTTTATGTACAATAAATGGAATACAAAGGTATATTGATAGCTTTAACGATTGCAGCGTGTATTACTACATATATGCACCATTCAAAAAAAGAATCAAAACAATCTGAAACAAAACCAGATCACTATCAGTCCATCATTATATTTATCATCATTTTCTTAATTTCATATATGATGTTCATTTTGATATCAGATACTAAGGATAACACTAATGTTTACAACAACATCAAAATTGGAGATCCTCCGTTTTGATGATACTGAAAATAATCTTTTGTGCTATTAACAATGAAATTAGAATTACGAAAATTCGATATTTCAACGATTACTGATGATAAAGTTGTCGTAATGATAGGTAAACGAAATACAGGGAAATCGTTCTTGATAAAAGATCTTTTATACTACAATAACTCTTTTCAAGTCGGAACTGTCATATCTGGAACAGAAGCTGCGAACGGATTCTTTGGAGAGTTTATTCCTAAAATGTTCATTCATGATGAATATCGTTCTACAATTATAGATAATGTAGTCAAAAGACAACAATCCCTATTGAAAAATATAAAGAAGGAAGTTCATAAATATGGTTCTTCACAAATAGACCCTCGAGCGTTTCTCATACTCGATGATTGCTTATACGATTCGTCTTGGACTAAGGAAAAAAATGTAAGGGCATTGTTTATGAACGGTCGTCACTTAAAAATGTTCTTTGTTATATCTATGCAATACCCACTGGGAATACCTCCAAATCTAAGAACTAATATAGATTATATTTTTATACTTCGTGAAAATATCGTAGCAAATAGGAAACGAATATACGACAACTATGCAGGAATGTTTCAAAACTTCGAAATCTTTTGTCAGGTGATGGATCAATGTACTGAAAATTATGAGTGTCTTGTGATAGACAATACAACGAAAAGCAACAAACTTGAAGATAATGTATTTTGGTATAAAGCAGCAAACCACGCACCTTTTACCATATGCAACAGACAATTCTGGGAAATGAGTAAAAGAATGGGTAACAATGAAGACGAAGACGATAGAGAAGACGACTATGATCCCTCTGTATTTAGAAAGAAAAAACCATCGATAAATGTGAAAAAGAAAAGTTCATCATCATGAATTTGAATTCTTATTAATACATTCCCAATCCACGATGTGAAAACGAATCATCAAATATAGAACTATACAACGGTTCTTTTGTTCCAGCAATAAATACGTCATCATACATTGCTCTAGGAACAAACTTGTATACGATTTTCTTTTCATTTTTATATTTATCAATCTCGTCTCGATACGTTCCGTCAATGATCATGATGATTCCTATGATAAATATAATAAAAACAATACTTTTCATTCTTTTTTATTTACATACTTTTTAATACAGTTTTATATCTCTTTCGTGTCTTCCTTGCTAGACAACCAAGGATCTTTTTTCTCTATCCCTTCCGTTGTTACCGTATCTTGTTCTTCATCATTTTTATCTTCATCTTCGGTAAGAATTACGTTGCTTGTAATCGTTTTCTGATTGTCTTCTTCAATCTTTTTCATGAGTTCATCTTTGCGATCCATGAACAAAGCATTCTTGTTCTCTGTATTTTCTAAATAACTCTTCATAAGCGTATTCAGTTGAGTTTCTGCAAACTCTTGGTCACCAACTTCATCTGGATTGGGATTCCATGGAACCCAGCATCCAACCTCGGCAATATAGATGTTAAATTTTTGTTGATCCATTTTACGCAAAATATCTGCACGTTGTTGTGCTTCTTCTAATGTATCATAGGTTCCTCTGATTTTTAACCCTCGCACATTGGTCTGAAAGTTATTTTCTGAATTGAATTCATGATCAAGTTTGTCTCCAGCAGACGAAACGAATGATTTAAAATGAGTATGAATTTCACTAGGTTTAAAATAAAGTTCGTTATTTTCTTTGAAGATTCGTATTTGATCTAACTTTTCTGGATATTGTTCTTCAAATTCATTGAACAGGTCCGAAAGAGATTTTGAAAAACTAGTCAAAAATTTTTCCAAGTAGAAATGTTCCTTCTTCTTAATCAGTTCCTCGGGGGATAAAAAGGATACACAAGTAAAGTTTTGACCACGAATCTTAGAATCTGTATCCAAGTAATCTTTTTCTTTTGTTGGAATCATTTGAGAAATACATTAGCATTATTTTTAAGTAATTGTTTGAATGAATAAATAAAATATATTCATATAAATAAATATCAATGGCTTACACGTTCGATTTTATGGAAGTTTTCATTAGAGTATTAAAGTACATCATGGAAGGCTTGGTTGTGTCGACTGCTGCATTTCTCCTGCCCAATAAAAAGATGTCATTTGAAGATGTTGCTTTAATCGGTTTTATCGCTGCAGCAACCTTCAGCTTATTAGATTTATTCAGCCCTAGTCTCGGTGTGAGCGCGAGATCTGGCGCTGGTTTAGGCATTGGTGCCAACTTAGTGGGTTTCCCCTCTCCAGGAAATATGCCTGTGCTTCCAAGTGCCTAGATACTTCGTATAAAGGTCCAATTTAAATCCAAGCAAATCTTTTTCCATATTTCTTCCTGCTGATGTAATTTTTCTCTACTTTTCAACAAAGGAAAATGTTTCAAGTATTCTGGTTTGTCCAGTAATTGAATGAATTTATGAATCACGTACGAATATGACAGAAAGTTCTTTCGGATTAATGGTGAATGTTTTAAAAAGGGAACTTGGATCTCTTTGAACATATTACGCAACTTTTCCTCTAATTCAGGGGTCAGATTAGGGTTCGGTATACCAGTTATACGATTTAAGATGTATGGAATGTGTTCATAATATTTGTTGATTTTGAGTTTTTTCAAAATTTCTTTAATCTTATTTCTGCTTAGGTCTTTGGTATTATAAATGCGTTGTTTCTTCAGTTCTAACATGATTCGATCAAAAACTTCTTCAGGTATGTCTGTAGTTTCTTTACCTTGTATTTGATTTAACCATTCTTGATAATGATTTATTCGTTTGTATGAAAAATAACTAATCTCCTTTGGAGGATCTTTATACGAAGGCTTTTCATTGTCAGTTAATAAATGATATACAGCAAAACAATCATTACAGTATGCTATACTATCATTGTGTAAAAATGTTTTTGAAGAAGACGAACAATGCTCACAGTTCGCAGCAACTATATTATTTATATTGTCATTTATATAATTCGAATCTGTTAACGACAAGTATTTGTCCAATAACGATGCACGATTAAAGTCATGCTCGTTTTCTGAGTTATTTTCATCGTCTATGTCATCTTGATTTGATGTACTAGGAACCTCATCAGATTGTGTGTTCTGAGCATTGGTATCTGAATCTTCATTTTTATGAAAGTAATCTAAAATTGATTTTTTGTTTAATGAAATAATTTGTTTTTTAATTGTTTTTTTGTTGTCGTTATTATTTTCAACCAAATTGTAGTAATTGTACAAAATATGAGATGTGTTGGTAAAATATACCAACTCAGATGAATTATTTTCTATACGGTTGATTTCATCTTCCATTTTATTGATTTCTTCTTTCAATGTTACTATATGTACAAACTCTTCATCTGTTTTGGAGTTGTTTGGTTTCGCTAGAATCGTTTCAAGTTGGTCTTTGTATGTATTTAGCTCATCTTTCTTTGTTTCTAATTTAGATCTATCCTGTTCGAATATATCCAAATTCGCCTTGTGACAATGGTCAAGTGTGTTCGTTGATCTTTGATAACTACATGATCTCTTCTGATGCATTGGTTTTACATTTTGTGAACTGTTTGATTTCATTTGTTATATATTATTATAGGAGTCCGTTAAAAAGAAACCTTAAATACATAATAAAGAGAATATTCTAAAAAAAGTTCTAAAGTGATTATTAACACTTTAATATGTTACGAATCAAATTTACGTATTTAATCATGTTTTTTTTTCTCACCTTAATATAAAATAAACAATGGGAGGAGGACTCATGCAACTTGTAGCTTATGGTGCGCAAGACATCTACCTGTCTGGCAACCCTCAAATCACTTTCTTTAAAGTGGTGTACAGACGTCACACCAACTTCTCTATGGAATCCATTGAACAAACATTCAATGGTACCGCCACCTTAGGAAACAAGGTGACTTGCACCATCTCCAGAAACGGTGATTTAATCTCCCGCATCTACCTGCAGATGGACGTAAGCAACACCTCTACTACGGTTAAGGTATCTGCCCATGAGTTGGTGAAATCCGTAGAAGTAGAAATCGGTGGTCAACGCATCGATAAACACTACGGTGCTTGGTTGTCCATCTGGAACGAACTTACCCAAACCGCTGGTCACTGGGATGGTTATGATAAGATGACCACTGTAGATGTGTCCACTACTAACAAGACCCTCTACTTGCCCCTTCAATTCTGGTTCTGCCGCAACCCAGGACTTGCTCTTCCTTTGATTGCTCTCCAGTACCACGAAGTGAAGATCAACATCGAATTCGAAGCCGCTCCTTCAACTGACGTGTCAATGTCCAACGCTTCTCTCTACGTGGACTACATTTACCTCGACACTGACGAGCGCCGTAGATTCGCCCAGGTGTCTCACGAATACCTCATTGAACAGCTCCAATTCACTGGTGACGAGTCTCCTTCTTCCAAGATCAAGCTCAACTTCAACCACCCCGTGAAGGAGCTTGTGTGGGTAGAATACGCTAATGGTTCACCCCAAACCACCTACTCCTCTGCCAAGCTTCAGCTTAACGGCCACGAGCGTTTCTCTGTACGCAAGCCAGCGTACTTCCAGTTGGTACAACCTTACCAGCACCACGAACGCGTGCCAGAGGACAAGCACATCAACGTGTACTCTTTCGCGCTCAAGCCTGAAGAACATCAGCCATCTGGTACCTGTAACATGTCACGCATAGACAATGCCACTCTCAACCTTGAGTCCATTAACCAAGGTTCCTCTGACACCGTGAAGGTATTCGCTGTGAACTACAACGTGTTACGTGTGATGTCTGGTATGGGTGGTCTCGCGTACTCCAACTAAATTTTTTACAATAGTTTTTGTGAATACTAATAAGGATAGTTGAACATTCACAATGGCTAAGAGTTATTTAATCGAATGATCAGCGCCAACACTTTTTTTATAAATCATATATCATTTGATATCTCATTTGATATATCATTTGATATATGATTTATCACAATAAACAGTTTAAGTATCATATGAACATAACATTATTGTCAACAATACAGTAATACTCATAATGTTGTATTTATTTCAATATATTATTACATAAATAAACTATGAAAATAAAAGATTTCAAAAAAGATTTGAAAATATTCGTTAACGATAATATGCAGAAAGATTATAACTACGTATTATCTGAAAACTACGCTACAAATATTGACGTCATAATGAAAGATGCACTATCACCAGTTGATATGCTTGTTATGGGTGTTTTTTCTGGAAAATATTTGAACGACTGTCAAAATGAATTTCCAGATGAATGGTTTGAAAAGAGCAAAACGTCTCGCATAACAAAAGATACTCCTGGAACAAAAGAGTACGATAAAACCCATAATTATTTTGGTATACGAAGTCGTCTTTCTCTGCGTGTATGGAGACAAAAAAATTGGATCATAGAGCCAGATATACGAGGTTGGTTTCAATGGTGGTGTAGGTATTACATTGGAAGACGTATTCCAGATGTAGATAAAGTACAAATTAAACGATGGAATTCTTATAAAAGACACGTCGCTCAAGTGTTAAAGAATGCGCGTAAAGAAAACCGCGAGGGGGACCCTTCTTTTCGTGCGAGACAAAGACAATCACTTTTACAGTGGGCTCATAATCCTTTTCCAGAAAAAATCTTTTCCGTTAAAAAAATGGTTGAGATGAAAAGATCAAGAAATATGTGAATTTCATGGAGACATATCAGAAAATTAATCTTTCGTATGAAAACAAAAACACCACAAAAAAGATATGCACAACACTATACAGTTGAATACAAACTCCAACATTATTTACGTATGAATACTTAATATCATGTAAACTGTTTTCAAAAATTTTCCATTACGAATAAAATGTATTGATCGATCATAGTGTTCCATTTATTTAAGAGTTGTCAATGAATCGCATTGCTTTTCGTGAATTTTCATAAAATGATTGAACTTTGTCAATAGTTTATTATAATCTTCTGTTGTCAGAAATCCAATCTTTGACATCCTTTTTTTGATTCGTGCGATTTTCTCATTCTTTACTCCTTTTTTTCTCATCCAATCAATGCAGTCATGGTTGGATTTTTGCGAATTGCATGACATACAGCAAACAACCTTATTCCATTTGGATAACACCAATCGATTGGAAGGTTGTCTGTTCACAATAACAGGATAAATATGGTCTACAGCACGAAACTTAGACGCCAATGACGAATCACAATAAAAACATATTGTTTGCTTATCCAGCTCGTGATTTTCACACTGTGTGCATTCGTTTTCATTATCAAACAACGCATGTAATGTAATTGCAACGGAATAACGTGTCGACGACATTCGATTATGAATCGAATTCTTTATTCGAATTCGTTTTGAACAGTTTTTGTTTGTTTTTGTATAATTTCGTCTAATGATTAGGGTTATACATAGTAACACAATAACGATTTTCAAAAACACCCAATAACTCATTTTGTACTCGAAATGTAAAAATATAAAAATGTAAAAAGTAAATGCGTAGTATTTACGATGTATGTTAATTTACTTATACAATGCGTTCAAAAATTGTTCTTTGTCTTTAAATATGTGTTTGAGTCCATTAAAAACACAAGTACTTAATAGAAACCTGCTCACATTTCTTTTAATGGTTGTGGTTTTATGAACTTTAAGATGGTGTTATACATTTAAAAAATAATTTAAAAATTTGAGTTTATTCTTGTTTATCGTTCTGTAATTCCTACATAATGTCTAATATTGTTCAAACGGTTCCTTACAACGAGCTTAACTTTGTGATATCAGAAAAAGAGGTTGTCAACATACTTGGTTTTGATGAAATTGTTGCTGTGCACAACATAAACTTTTATCGTCGTGCATTTGTACACAAGTCATATTGTACAAGAAAAAACGAAAATTATATTGAAGGCAACGTCAATTGTCCAAAGGACGTTCTTCCTTTGCAAGAAGAAAGCAACGAACGAATCGAGTTCTTGGGAGATTCGATCTTGAACTTGGCGGTTGCAAGTTATCTCTTTGAACGATATCCCGACGTGAACGAAGGATTTTTGACAACTATGCGAACGAAACTCGTGAACGGTAATATGTTGGCATTTCTTTCCACGGAGTTGAATCTGGGCAAGTATTTAATAATTTCTCAACAAATTGAACAAAACAACGGCAGGGAGAATAAAAACATTCTTGAAGATGTTTTCGAAGCATTCATTGGTGCCATATATTTGGATTTTGAAAAGAGTCACAATGCAGGATTCCAGTATGCTAGTCGTTGGATCGTAAATCAAATTGAGGAACACGTAGATTTCACAGAATTGATGAAAACGAGTATTAATTACAAGGATAAACTTGTCAAATTATGTCAACATCAACACCAATTTATTCCAAAGTTTTACGAAATAGATGTCAAAGAAGTTCGTGGTACAAAAGAACACACAGTTTGTGTTAAAAATAACATGGCAGAAATTCTCGGAGTAGGAAAAGGAATCAACAAAAAAGTAGCAGAAATAGAAGCGTCTAAGAAAGCGCTTTCATACTATGGTGCTATTTGAAGAATCACATCGCCGTCTCGCATCCTGAAAAAAATTGACGTTTTCGAATCAAAACTTTCAGCACAAACAAACAAACAAAACAGTATCACAAACAACTCATAACCTATAATTCAAAACAATGGACTCATTTCGAGAAATCAAAAAAATCCAGAAAAGTTTGGATAAGTTACAGTTGGAAGCAAGACAGTTGAGAAAAGACAATCGTGCTTACAAACGGACATCAAAACTAATTGTTTCTGTACAAAAACAATACGAAGACCACATAGCGAAAATGAAGCAAGAACAAATCAATATGGAACGAATTCGTAATGAGGAGAAACTGAATGCTGAAAAACTGAATGAAGAAAGGTTGAATGAAGAGCAGCGTTCTAAAAAAGAAAATGTTATAAACACACAAACAACTACTTCATCAAATTACCTTTCCCCATTACAAGTTTTGTATTCAGTTCTGGGACTTACATTCTTGCAATACTGTGATAGCATTAACGTTATAGGTATCATTGTTCAAATTCTACTCATAGTACTAGTATCTTTCATATTGTATAAATTTAAGATAAGTGTTGAATCTAAATAAATGCGTTCACCTTTTACATTCTCAATATTTTATCGAATGGTTTCTTCACATCCTTTTTATTGATTGGTTTCTTGACATCCTTTTCAATGATTGGTTTCTTGACATCCTTTTGATTGATTGGTTTCTTGACATCCTTTTCAATGATTGGTTTCTTGACATCCTTTTCAATGATTGGTTTCTTGACATCCTTTTCAATGATTGGTTTCTTGACATCCTTTTTATTGATTGGTTTATTCACATCTTTTTTATTGATTGGTTTCTTGACATCCTTTTCAATGATTGGTTTGTTGACACTCTTATTATTAATTGGTTTATTCACATCCTTTTTATTGATTGGATTGTTGACACTCTTATTATTAATTG